CTATGAACATGCGCAGCTCGTGGACAAGTTCGACGAGCTGCAGATGCTCGGCGATCCGAAGCCCTCGCTGGTCATGAACGCCGCCAATGCGATGGGCCGCGCGAAAGATGACGTCATCCTCGGCGCTTTCTTCTCGACGGCGAAGACCGGCGAGCTCGCCGCCGGCTCGGTCGCCTTCGGCACCACGCTCACCAGCTCCGGCGGGCAGAACGTCTCGGTGCAGCAAGGCGCCTCGGCCGCGACCAACCTCACCGTCGCCAAGCTGCGCGAGGTGGTGAAGACCTTCCTGCAGAACAACGTCGATCTCGACCGCGAGCAGATCACCGGTGCCCTGAATGCAAAAGCCCATGACTCGCTGCTGGGCGAGATCCAGGTCACCTCGATGGACTACCAGACCAAGCCGGTGCTGGAGGAGGGGCGCATCCGCCGCTTCATGGGCATCAACTTCGTGCTGACCGAGGAAGTCACCGGCATCTGCATCGGCACCGACGACCTCGCCGGCACCAGCACGGGCATTCCGTTCTGGGTCAATTCCGGCATGCATCTCGGCGTCTGGATCGACCAGACCACCAACATCACCCAGCGCACCGATCTCAAGCTCCAGCCCTGGCAGATCTACATGGACATGATGATCGGCGCGACCCGCATCGAAGAGAAGAAGGTCGTGCGCGTCTGGTGCCGTTGATTGGCGCCCGACGCCACGCTTCCCAGTTTTCTTTTTCGTAAGCCCGGTGCCATTCCGGCGAAAGGAGAATCATGCCCATCAACGCCTATAAGACCCTTTCCATCGCCAATCTCGACGCCACGCCGATCCTGCGCGCCAACCCCTGGGTGCATGGCGGCAATTCCAAGCAGTTCGCCGGCACCGTCGAGGCGGTGAACGGCGATTCCATCGGCTCGACCTATCGCTTCTTCCGCGTCGGTTCCTGGATGCGTCCGGTCAGCTTGACGCTGTTCTGCGACGCACTGACCGGCGGCGCCGCGGATCTCGGCCTCTACCGCGCCGCGGCCGACGGCGGTGCGCTGGTCAGCGCTGCGCTGTTTGCTTCCGCGCAGTCGATCGCCAGCGCCAACGCCGCCGGCATCAGCGCGCGTTTCGAAGCCGACGACGTCGCCAATGTCGAGAAGCGGATCTGGGAGCTGCTCGGCCTCACCGCCGATCCCAACCTGGAATACGACGTGGCCCTCACCCTGACCGCGGCGCTCAGCGCCTCGGGCACGCTCGCCCTCCAGGGCGTGTTCTCGTGGTGATGCCATGGCGATCCAGTATCTCGGCATCAACCGCGGCCAGCAGAGCACGGATGTCGCGTCCGGCACATCGACCACCGGCCGGCAGATCGAGCTCGCGGTGAACGACGCTGTCGGCATCACCCGCAAGGAGCTGCTCGACAGCCTCGACAAGCTCCGCGACTTCGTCGTCAACGCGCGGGTCACGCCCTTCGCGCAGTAGCGAGAAACCCCCCAGGCAATCGAACGAGAATTTGAGAAATGGCCTCACAGACCTCGATCTGCAACCGGGCGCTCGAATGCCTGGGGGATGCGCCGATCGTCTCGATCGACGACGACACCAAGCCGGCGAAGGCGTTGCGCCGCGTCTACGACATCACCCGCCGCGCTTTCTTGTGCGATCACCCTTGGCACTTCGCGAAGAAGCGCGCCGCGCTGCCGGCCTCGGCCGCGTCTCCGGTCTGGGGCTTCGCCCGAGGCTATCCGGTGCCGGCGGACTTCCTGCGCCTGCTCGCCGTGCGCAATGGTCCGGAGTTCAGCCTGGAAGCGGATGCGACGGGCTCGCAATGGATCCTGAGCGACGCCGCGGCGCCACTCGACATCCTCTATCTCTACGACGTCACCGATGCCGGCCGTTTGCCGCCGCATGCGGTCGAGGCGCTGGCCCGCTGGCTCGCCTACGACCTGGCCGAGGACCTGACCCAGTCCAACACCAAGAAGCAGGACGCGGCGCAAGCGCTAGCGGTGGCCCTCACCCGCGCGAAACGGATCAACGGCATGCAGAAACAGCCGGACCGCTATCCGGCCTTCTCCTTCCTCCAAGCCCGCGATCAATCGATCCAGTTTCCGATCCTGACCACGGACGCCTGAGCAATGGCCAGAGGTTTGAATGGTTAGGGCTTCCCCCAACTTCAACGCCTTCGATGCCGGTGAGTTCGCGCCGATCACCGAGGGTCGCACCGATCTCTCGCGCTACGGCTTCGCCTGCCGGATCCTGGAGAATTTCCTGCCGCGCGTGATCGGCCCGGCCTCGCGGCGTGCGGGCACCAGCTTCATCGCTTCGGCACGCTATCCCGACCAGGATGCGCTGCTGGTCCGCTTCGAATATTCGACCGAGCAGGCCTATGTGCTGGAGTTCGGCCATCTCTATGTCCGCTTCTACCGCAACGACGGCCCGCTGCTCGAAGCCACGAAGGCCATCACCGGCGCGACCCAGGCCAACCCGGTCGTGCTCACGATCAACGCGCACGGGCTTGCCAACGGCGACGACATCGAGCTCGCCGGCCTCGGCGGGATGACCCAGCTCAACGGCCGGCGCTTCCGCGTCGCCAACGCCGCCGCCAACACGCTCGAGCTCACCGACCAGCACGGGCTTCCCATCAACGGCAGCGGCTATTCCGCCTACACCGCCGGCGGCACCGCGGCACGGGTCTACACCCTGGCCACCACCTATCAGGAAGGCGACCTGGCACAGCTCAAATTCGCGCAAAGCGCCGACATCCTCTACATCGCGCATACCGAATACGTACCGCGGAAACTGCAGAGATATGGCGCCACCAACTGGGTGCTGTCGCAGATCGACTTCCAGGACGGCCCCTATCTCCCGGTCAACAGCGGACAGACCACCCTGACGCCCTCGGCCGCGAGCGGCGCCGGGATCACCATCTCCACGGCCCTTTCGGTCGCGATCACCGGCGCCGCCGGCAACGGTGCGGGTGCGATCCGCATCACTTCCGCCAATCACGGCTGGAAGACCGGCGACAAGATCGACATCACCGGCATCCTCGGCACCACCGAGGCCAACGCCACCTGGACCGTCACCCGCGTCAACGCCAACAGCTACGACCTCAACGGCTCGAGCTTCGCCAATGCCTATTCAAGCGGCGGCGCCGCGAAGCCGCATATCTTCGAGCCGACCGACCTCGGCCGCCTGATCCGCATCCAGCATTCCAGCACTTGGGGCTATGCCAAGATCACCGCCTACACCTCGGCCACGCAGGTCACCGCGGATGTGCTCGGCAATTTCGGCGCCGCCTCCGCATCCAGTGCCTGGCGCCTCGGCCTCTACAGCCAGGGCGGCGGCTATCCCGCCTGCGTCACCTTCTACGAAGGGCGCCTGTTCTGGGGCGGCTGCCCGCTCACCCCCACAAGAGTCGACGGCTCGATGTCGTCCAACTACGAGACCTTCTCGCCGTCATCGACCGCCGCCGTGGTCGCTGACGACAACGCCGTCGCCTATCCGCTGGATTCCGGCGACGTCAACAACGTGCTCTGGATGAAGGACGACGAGAAAGGCCTGCTGGTCGGCACCAAGGGCGGTGAGTGGATGCTGCGCGCCAACACGCTGAACGGCGCGCTGACACCCACCAACGTGAAGGCGACCCGCGCCACCACCTACGGCTCCTACGAGGGCGCGCAGCCGGTGCGCACCGGCAAGGACGTGATCTTCGTCCAGCGCAAGCGCCGCAAGATCCGCAACCTCAACTACACCTACGAGATCGACGGCTTCAACGCCGGCGATCTCACCATCCTCTCCGGCCATATCGGGCGGCTGGAGTTCGGCCAATTGGCCTTCCAGTCGGAGCCGGAGGGTTGGGTCTGGATGACCCGCGGCGACGGCCAGCTCCCGGTTCTCACCTATGACCGCGACGAGCAGAAGATCGGCTGGTCGCGCCAGATCCTCGGCGGCTTCCAGGATGCGGCGCGCCGCCGCCCGCCGATCGTGCGCTCGGTCTGCTCGATCCCGGATCCCAACGACGCCCGCGACGAGGTCTGGCTGATCGTCCAGCGCACGATCGCCGGCCGCACCGAACGCTATGTCGAGCTGTTCGCGCCTGAATGGGAGAACTCCGACGACCAGGAACAGGCCTTCTACGTCGATTCCGGCCTGATCTTCGACGGCCGCCAGGCGCCGACCCTGCAGCCCGGCGCCGGCGCCACCGTGAAAGGGACGGCCGGTGTCGTCTTCACCGCCGGAGCCACGGTGTTCAAGCCCGGCGACGTCGGCCGCGAAATCTCGATGCGCTGGTTCGACTACACCGCCTTGGATCCGGAAGACCCGGCGATCCAGGGCGCCTGGGTCTCGGCCAAGGCGCGGATCACCGGCTTCACCTCCGCCACGCAGGTCACAGCGACGATCCTCACCGCCTGGCCCGGTCTCGATCTTGTCGCCGGCAACGGCTGGCGGCTTTCGGCGAACGCGCTCTCCAACCTCTGGCATCTCGAAGGCGAGACCATCAGCATCAATGCCGAAGGCGCCACCCATCCGGACGTCGTGGTGGTGAACGGCCGCGCGCCCTTGACCCGCGCGGTCGGCTATGCGGTGGCCGGATTGAAATACCATTCGCGGCTCCAGACCATGCGCATCGAGGCCGGCGCCGCCGACGGCACCGCGCAGGCCAAGGTGAAGCGCATCAACGAGGTCACCTTCCGCGTGCTGCAGAGCCTCGGCGGCGAGGCGGGGCCGGATTTCAGCAACATGCAGCCGCTGAAATACCGCACCACCTCGATTCCCTTGGGCGACCCGCCGCCGATCGGCGACGACGACTGCCGCGTGCTCTGGGACAAGGGCTACGAGACCAAGGGCCGCATCGCGCTGCGCCAATCGGCCCCCTTCCCCATGACCGTGATCGCCGTCCTCCCGCAAGTCACCACCTACGACAAAGGCTGACGCCCTTGCTCATCATCCCGTACGCACCGCACCACCTGCACCAGCTCGCCCTTCAGCCGCACCAGCAGCATCTCGGCGTGGCTCTGCGCGAACACGGCTGGGCCGAGCAGGTGGCTGATGCCGGTCCCTGCTGGACCGCGCTCGTCGATGGCGAGCCGATTGCCTGCGCCGGCTTTCAGGAATGCTGGCAGGGCCGCGCCATCGCCTGGGCGATCCTCGGCGAGACGGCGGGCCGGCACATGCGCTTGCTGACGCGCGCGGTCCGCCTCGCGCTGGTGCGGCATCCGGCCGAACGGATCGAAGTACAGGCGCTGATGGGTTTCGCGCCGGCCGCGCGCTGGGCTCGGCTGCTCGGCTTCGCACCGGAGGGCGTGCTGCGGAAGTTTCACCAGGGTCGCGACTACCAGGCCTTCGTCTATTTGAAGGACGGGGCGGGCGACGCGTCAATCGTGCATGAAGCGATTGATCGAATACGCAGTGGGATAGGCGATGACGATGCCGATCAAAATGCCGATCACGCTCACCGAGCTGTGAAAAGCCATGGCATAGAGAAAATTGGCGACGGTCACCGCCACCGGAACCAGGCACATCATGAGGACGCGGGTCGGCGCGAAAAAGCCCGCCAGAAAGCCGCTGGCGACGGGAAGGAAGAAAATGATGCCCAACATCCGCGCGATTCTCGCGAAAACTCAACCCCGACGTGTGTAGCATCAATAGAGCCAACAGCGCTCGCTGACAAGCGCGGAATGCAGGTATCGCAGCAACAAGGTGCCGCATGACCTGGGTTCCCATCGCAGCGGCGGCGGTTCAGTCGGTCGGCTCCCTGGTCTCCGGCGTCTCGCAATACAGCCAGGCGAAGAGCGAGGCCGCTTATGCGAGGACGAACGCCGGCCTCGCCGAGCAGCAGGCGCAAAGTCAGGCACAGGTGATCCGCGAGAAAGCACGCCGCCTCTCCGGCCAGAACCGCGCGGCGATCGGCGCCTCCGGCGTCGATATCTCCGGCTCATTCCTCGACGCGCTCGCGGACAGCGACATCGATGCCGAGCTCGATGCGCAGACAGCGCTTTGGAACGGCAAGCTCGACGCGATGAACCAACGCGCGCAGGCGAAAGCTTCAAAGGCTGCGGGCAAGAGTGCGCTGGTCGGTGGAATCTTCGGTGCCGGAACGTCCGCCGTCTCCGGCTTCGGCAGCTGGTACGACGCCAGCGTCCGCGACGAGATGAACAAAAAACTTGCTGCGCTCGGCGGCGCGTCGCCGGTCACCCCTTAGGAATACGGACATTCAAAATGGCAGACTTCCAAGGATGGGAGCGGCAGCTCTTGCCGCAAGGTGGGCTTGTGGCACCGCAGACCGGTCCAAGCCTGGCCGAGGCATTCGGCTCCGGTCTCTCTGGCCTCGCCAACGCCACTGCAGCCACCGTCGAATCCGTCCGCAAGACCAACGAATGGCGCGACGAGAAGCAATGGGAGATCGACCAGCCAAAGATCGCGAAGGAGATCGCTCAAGCGGGAATCGACTTCGCGGCCTTCTACGCTGACGCCAAAGTTAACGCGCCGGCTGATCTCTCTGGTCTTCAAGATCAGGTCACGCAGTGGTGGGACGCGCGCAATGCGGCGATCGCCAAGAACCATTCCGGCCAGCGCGCGCAGGACTACATCAATCTCTACACCGCTGATCTCAAGGGAGAAGGCGTTACCTCGGCTATTCAAGATTCGACGCTGGCAACGATCCGCGTCCGCGGTGACACCATCCAGTCAGTGGTGGATCTCGAGGCCAATCGGGTTTCTTCGAATCCCGGCGCCTACAAGCACTCTCTCGCCAATGTCATGGCGACGCTGGACGCGCAAGATGGAGCAGTTCCCGAGGCTCAATTGAACGAGTGGCGCACCGGTGCCCGCCGTGGCCTGACTGTTGCGATGCTGGCCGGCCAGGTCGACCGTGATCCCCAGGCTGCATTGCATGCATTGGAGTCTGGCGACTACGACGCGGATCTGGATCCCACCAGCAAGGCAACGCTGATCAAACAGGCTCAGGCCGGCATCAACGCCTTGCAAGCTCAGACGCGCCAGAAAGCACAGGAGACCGCGACTGCGAACCAAGCCGCGATGACGATCACATACCGTGATGCGGTATCGACCGCACGTGCGACTGGAAAGCAGACTCTCATCACTGATGAAAAGATTCGGAACACCTGGGGTGGGACCGCTCAGGGAGACCAGATAGCGACAACGATGATCCGAGAACTTCATGCCGCGGAGACTCAGGGGCAGTTGATGCCCGTGATCTCTTCGAACGATCCCGCGGAAAATGTGACGCTGCTGCAGTCGCTAGGGCCGGAAGGCAAGAATGTCTTCACGACTCAGGACTCAGAGACGCTTCAACTGGCCTCCGATCTGATAAAGCTGAAGGAAGCGGCGTTCCACGGCGCGGATCCGGGAGCCGCGGCGGCGGCTTACAGTCCGAATATCGCCCAAGCTTGGGCGACTTGGCAGAATGATCCGACCAACAAAGCTCAGCTCAAAACCGCGATGGCTTTGTCGGAACTCGAGCAAGCACGACAGGGTGTTGTGCCAGAGAAGCGCAAGCCGATGCCTGAGGCTGTGGCTGCTTGGATCGCCGACAAGATTGCGCAGGAGCCAAACCCGAAAGCGAAACTCGACGCCCTGCTGCAGTTCGCTGATCTAGGAGACGCAGAGTCATCCAAGGGCGCTCTAGCGCAGATTTCGCGGAGGCTCCCCGCCGGGATGGATCTGGTTGTCGATATCGCCGATCCGCTCGGCACCGGACAGTTCGGCGATCGACTATCCGCGGAGAAAGTCCTGAGCGCGTTGACCGTGGACACTCAGGGCGTCGAACTGCCACAGAAATCCAAGCAGGCCATCACCTCGACATTCAATGACGGCATCGGCGCTGTGATCAGGGGGCAGGCCGCGATTACCGGTAATCTCGCGGCGGCAGCGGGACTGATCACCCCTCTCCAAAAGGCCAGCGAACAGGTGGCAAAGGCCAAGATACTGACCGGCGCTGAGCCCGCGGTCGCAGGCCGGGAAGCCGTTTCAGATTTGACGAAACAATACGCGACGATCTCTGACAACGGTTTAGCGCAGATCTACTACCCGCGCGCACTGGAGGACATGGCGCCCGGCGCTGTCGAGGCTGGACTGGAAGCGTTACGAGAAGACGCGGCCTCGATGTTCAAGACGCCGGATGGAACCCCGGATCCGTATCTCGATGCGACGCGGCGCGACGTGGCTGAATCTGCAATCTGGATCAATCACGGCGCCGGCTTCGCCCTCATCGTCCCAGGTTCAAGCCGCTTTATCAAGACAGCTACGCTTGAGGAGGTACAGCGCGTTGGTCTTCAGAAACAGAGGGCACTCGCCGACGCGAAGCGGAGCGATCCTCCGCTCACGGACTTCGGGAGCCCCTTTGTTGCTATCGAGTGATCTAAAATGATTTTCGGCCAGTCACGGCAAGTCTCTCCGATCACATCCGAAGAACTCGGCCGCGTGATTCAAACGCGCGAGACGCCGGCCGGCGAGTACTTCGGTGCAGTGGTCGAAGATGCGTTCGAACATTCGCTTCCTGGCGCGATGCTGGCGGAGGTCCAACTCCCTGACGACGATCTGACCGGCCGGCGCGATCACGCGGCGCAGGATGCATTTTTCCGCAAGTATCATCGGTTTCCCATGACAAAGGAGGAAGTCCTCTCGGTCATGGAACGCTCGAGCGTGCCGACCATGACGCAAGAGGAATGGGAGGCCTCGCCGCACTACCGGAAGGAAATTCCCTTCGACGGCCGCATGACCGAGGCGCGCGCGAAGGCGAAGGCCGAAGTCTACGACGCCGACCATCACCGGGCGTGGCTGCGCGAGAACCGCCCATGGGGTGTGGGCACGGTCGCCATGGCCATAACCGGTTCGTTGATCGGCTCGGCCCCAGATCCGGTCAATTACATTCCGGGCTTCGGTGCCGCGTTCAAAGCGGCGAACGAAATCCGCATCGGCGCCATGATGGCGCGTGCCGGCCTTGGTGCGGTCGATGCTGCAATCACCACGGCTGCCACGGAGCCGATCATTGCAAGCTCACGCCGGCAGTTCGGCGAAGACATCACCTTCGCCGACCAGGTCATGGACGTCGCCTTTGGCGCGGCGGTCGGTGGTGCCGCCGGCGGCCTCCATGGCCAGTTTGATCACATCCCGCTGTCAATCGCGGAGCTTCATCCCGAGCATGCCTCGACGGCCCTCCAGGCATTGGGCGAGGTCGCAGACGCCGTCGCGAACGATCGTCCGCTTGAGCTGGAGGCAGGCAACACCACCGCGACGGTGGCCAGTCTGCGACAGGAGATCAAAGCCGCGATTGAGCTCGTGGAGCAGAGATGGGCGCAACGTATTGTAGCCCGTGGGAGGCAAGGTGGGGATAGTCTCGCGGCAGCGAAGGGCCGAGCAGCACACGCGGTCTTAGCGGCGTGGGTTGAAAGGAAAGAGAATGGTTGGCATGCCGAGCCAAGGCTTATCGGGGATAATGGACGATTTCAAATGCCCGACATCGTCACACCCAGAGGCTACATATTGGAGCTGAAGCCCAGGACTGAATCTGGTAAACGTAAGGGAGAAAGTCAGGCGCGACGTTACCGAGATCAGCTCCGAACAAAAGTCAGAATCATCTATTACGACCCATGAAAAAGAAGCTCCACGAACTGGCGAGGGAATTGAAGGACATCCTGTCCCCTCATGGATTCTCGCGAAAAAGCTCGACCTGGAGAAGGGATAACGGTTGGTGCATTGATATCATCGAACTGCAAATTTCCAAGATTGGAGGCAGCTTCACTGTCAATGTCGGTGTCGCCACAAAGAATGTTTGGACCACAGTGTGGGGAAAAGAATTTCCGGCCGCTCCAAGAGCCGCTCATGGGACGGTCGAAAGTCGGTTGGCTTATTCGGCCGGCAGTCCTCGTGATGTCTGGTGGAAAACGGACGATGAGAACTGGTTGGCTGAAGCGAGCGGCTTTATCCAAACCGGCGCCCTTCCTTTTATTGAGCGTATGCACGATCGAAGGGAACAAAGGCGCTTCCTTCTAGAGCGTGTGACCCGGACTCGCGACCCATTCACAACCGCCTGTATAGCGGTCTTGATGGTCGAAGACGGCGAGCGAGAGGAAGGCTGCGCGCTGCTCCGAGACTTCAAGCCGAGAGGTGAGGGTGAGGGGTGGGCTGAGTGGCGTTCCGAGGTTCTCGCTAGAATGGGCTGTCCCAAGGTTTAGCTCCCATCCGACTGGGAGAGATGTGCTCGAGACGATGCTCTCGGTGTAGCTGATAAATATCACATCAAGATTTGCTCAGACGCTCTCTGACATTGCGTTTTCGGGGTCTCCGAAACTCCCTGACGAGGAAGAACATGCCCAACACTTTCGCCGCGTACATCGCGAAGGCCGAAGTTGCGGCTGACATTGATATGACGGACGACGAGGCTGAACAAATTGTCGAGATACTAAATCGCCGCCTTCGGGCGTTGGTGGCCGAGGGCAAAATCGACAACCTCGATCAACGCATGGCTGAGATTGCCGTTGAAGAAGTCAAGAAGTTCCGCTCGACTGCCTTGCTAGAGAAGAAGCGGGCGATGCTGATGATCCAGGCGCGCGATCGAACCGCCGCACTTTTTGCGGCGCTGTGCGATGATCGGTTGGCGCCCGAGCAAGCCGTTCTGGCGCTCTTCGAGGGTACGCCCCAAAGCATCGGAAAAGAATGGCACTCCATCAATGCGACCAGGCTCGCCTTCGAAGCCCGCTATGTGGGTGACATGACGGCCGAGATTCTGCGTGAGGTGCCGGAATCCCTGAAGCTGACCCAGGATCCTGCTTTCGCCGAAGATATCGTGCGAGAACTGTTTGAGATCCGCGACGCGGGAGAGCCTGGCCGTTCCGGCAATCCGGATGCCCACAAGGTCGCGCGCATCTTCTCGCGCCACGCGGAGGTTAGCCGTTGCGAACTCAATGGGCTCGGCGCCGCGATCGGCGCGCTGGAAGGCTGGGGTGGTCCGCACGTCCATGACGTGGTCAAGATGCTCGGAGTATCCAC